GAAATGGACGAACAGTGGGGCTACGTCGGTGCTAAATCACGTCAGCGCTGGCTGTTTTACGCGTATGACAGGATACGGAGGACGGTTGTGGCGCACGTCTTCGGTGAACGCACTCTGGCCACACTGGAGTGTCTTCTGAGCCTGCTGTCGGCCTTTGAGGTCGTGGTATGGATGACGGATGGCTGGCCGCTGTATGAATCCCGCCTGAAGGGAAAGCTGCACGTTATCAGCAAGCGTTACACTCAGCGCATTGAGCGACATAACCTGAATCTGAGACAACATCTGGCAAGGCTGGGACGGAAGTCACTGTCGTTCTCAAAATCGGTGGAGCTGCATGACAAGGTCATCGGGCATTATCTGAACATAAAACACTATCAGTAAGTTGGAGTCATTACCCAAAAACACACCTCAATATAATTGAATTTAAGAAAGCACCATTCAATCACTTACAGGAAGTAATCTGATCTTCACAAAAGTCAGCTATCGAATAGCCACAGGCAACACCGCTATTGATACCCCACACACCATAAGAAGATTATTCCATACAGAAAAAATTATATTTACCCATACTTATAAACTGTAACGGAGCTATGACGTACGAACTAAAGACACTACACTCTAATAGAGTTCTGGTACCTAACCAGTGTTAAATACGAACCAGACATACATTCTATGGATTAATTTTCTCAATATTACGCTATGAGTGTAGTAACATAATTTACACCACCACACTGTAGTTAGTATATGGGGAGACATTACGATAAAAAGAGATAAGTTATACCACAGATACCACCACACAATACCATAACTCCCATTAATAATACTAATTAACCTAAATTATTTATTGAACACGAAAACAATGAAGGCCCCACCTCACCTCAGACTAAAGCCGACAATATCCTGAGCAACAGGATATCCAATAGTAAATAGTGGTTACACCAGTTATATTTACTGACTGACCTGTACCAGAGTTTTCTAATACAACGCTGACATGGTAAAGGCATTAGTCTCCTCCGCAAGTAGCAGAGGAGACTATATGTTAGTCAACGATTAAGTTGTTCAGAGGTCAAAGTTAGGTGCGACACACAACGTTTTTCCCTCAATAACCGGTACAACTCTGTTTTGTTCATACAGTAAATCCAGTAACCAGTTGATTTTATCCTTTTTCCGGAAACGGTTCGGACCACGCTGTAAAATGTCATTTTTTTTCATACAGAGGATCCCCTTCTCAATGCAATAGCTTTTTATCCAGTTGAAAAGTTCAAGCTCCTCTGGAATGAGTCGCACAGGTACGGTCAGGGCAGGGTTGTCAAAAGTTAACGGATTAGACAACCGCACATACTCATTACCGTACCATATTGCTAATTCTCTCGCCATTTCTGCAATGTAAGGGGAAATCTCCCCCTCTTCACCGCTCGAATGGTAGATAAGTCCTGCAAGTCTTGCCATATACTCTGCATTTTTAGCAGCATATTCCCGGCAATGTCTTAAAGGCCCAAATCCCCCCAGCTTCGATTCCACATCGTTGTAATAATCCGTCCAGATTCTGGCAGCCTGAGGAGAAAAGTGAAGGCAACGTCGTTCACCACTCATCGCCAGACTTTCATCAATAAGCTCATTGATCCTCTGTTCAAACAAATCCTGATACTGTGATGAATAATTATCTCCGGTTATTATCCTTGTCCCCTGCGTTGATGTTGGTTGACACATCAAAAACCTTGCATGATGTCCTGACGTTTTCACAAGTTCTTTTTTTCGCGTACAAAAACCTTTGTGGTAAACATCAGGCTGAATCATCGCCGACATCGTCAGTCTTGGCTCCTTCAAATTAATTCCGGGAGATGATTTCCTGTCGATGAAAAGAGAACCTCCATCCCACAAAGTGTTAATAATTCCCAGTTTACTCATGGCCCGGCTGTCAAAAATTACCCCCCCTTCACTGGATACAAGAGCAAAAGAACGATTGCTATCGGAGTAATATTTTAACATTCCCTCTATCGTTGTCTCATTAAAAATTGTTCGACGTATCTGCGGCGGAACAGGAGACTTATTCAGATGCGTTTCAAGCTCTGATTCTGTTGCCTTGTAATCTTTACCGGCACGAATCTCTTTATGAAATTTTGATTCCAGCGCTTTTTGTTTTTGCTCCCATATTTCCTTTTCTGTGCTGTAATTCTCAACCAGTTTCGCGTATTCTTCCGCCAGGGCTTCATCCCTGAGATAAAATGCTTTCATAAACACTTTATCCACGGTCGTTTTCCTTTCACCAGAATCAGCCAGAATCAGAGAGTAAAGATTAACAGGCCCACGTAAATTTCCAGGTCTGCACACGTCAATCTGATTCTGACAGGCAATTGAGATCGCTGTTAATGCGGATGTCGCCACCATAGCCAAAGGTGCCTGTGTATTTTTTTGAGTTTCAATTATTGCATTTCTCACCAGCGGTGGTAGTGCATATATCGGATAAGGATTTTCTGGTGCAAGTAAGCACATAAAAGCCTCTCTTTTCATTAATGGGTTAGTAAAGTAGCAGCAACTCCCGCTATAATAGCGAAATAGCTGCTGTTCAGACCTAATGTTCTGAGAAATACAGAATATCTGTAGATCTGATGTTTAATAAACCGATAAGGTTAATTCAGTTCATACTGTGTTATTTACCACGAAATATCATTCATGTTTCTCATTCTTAACACCTCCTAAAATTATTTCACTAACACCTTCCCCCCGATCTTTTTCCTTTCTCAGGAATCAGCCAGAACCATAGTGTAAATATTAACGGGCCCACGTAAATTTCCGGGGTTGCACACGTCAATCTGATTCTGACAGGCAATTGACATCGCTGTTAATAATGATGTTGTAGTCATAGCCAGAAATGCTTTTTCATTGTGTTGAGTTTCAATTATTGCATTTCCAGTCATTGATGGTTGCGCATATACTGGATACGGAGTATCCGGTTTGATGTAAGACATAAATATTTCCTTTTTTCGTAATAACTTTCGGTTATAGCAGCTATTTCCGCTACAATAGCAACAATAGCTGCTATACAGACTGGATATACTGAAAATACAGACAGTTCATCTGGTCTGTATCCAGCAGAGAAGGTCACTTAACAACCATCCGCAAGATTTCTTTCCGATAGACTTACGTGGTGGAAATGTTCCCTCCCGTTCAAGTTTCCACGCTTGTGTACGAGAAATTGACGTGATCTCATATCGTTCCTTTTCACGTACCAGTCTGTCGCATTCAATCCCATAAGCTTTCAAAATGACCAGACGCTGTTCATCTGTTAATGGAAGCCACATACTACCCTCCTGATATATCAATACTTTTTATTTCCGGCATGAGCATGAAATGACTAAGTTTCCCGGATAAACAATGAGTGAAAGTCACTATCATTCATCCAGTCAACACCTTACAAATAAAATGTAATACTATGATTTTTATAGGTCAAAATACTGAATTGAAATGTTAAAATGGCTTTTAATAGAAAAAATAAAGACATATAGAACCAAATAAAAACAAGCCGCGACCAATAAAAACAAAAATTAATATTAAAAATCCATTATGACGATTTTTGTTGACTAAAATTAGGTTGGGATATATAAATAAATCCATGTAAAATTCAAACAAAGCATGGAGGAGTCGCAGGAAGGTGAAATATTTCCATCTAATTTGTGATAATCATCACAAAAATAAGCTACAACAAGCGGAGGAAAAGACAATCTGTTGCTGAACAGACAGAAGCAGGCTACGAATGATCGGAAAATGAAGCAAATACGCTTATACAGAAGACGCAGAGGTAACTGACGGAGACAATCACAATCAGGAGAAAATTATCGTAAATAATGTATAAAATCTCAGGATATAAACAAATGTACACAAGCTATCCACGTAATCAGCGGCTGGCTCAGGATTAACGTTTCATTTCAGTGGACAACATCGATTCTGTCTGACAGCGGACCAATATGTAGCAAGCAGAAACTTCTGACATCATGGTAACTCGGACAATGCAACAAAAGTATCAGTATGATCGTGTTTTATCCGGCGAACTCCACCCATTCCCTGGCATATACGAGGCGGTTTCCGAACAAATCCTTTTGCTCATTTTTAAAGCACGTCAACTATATCAGGATCCAGAATATCGCCCCTGGTTTGAAGAACAGCACAGAGTACTCTCTGCATTACGTGCCAATACAGAGCTCCTGAGAATCTTTAGAGAACAAAGAAGCGCTGAAGAACCAAAGCTTACTATTGAAGAGTCTACCTCTCCCCAACCCACTCCTTCTGCTCTTACAGATGCGCTTAATGTGATGTGCCATTTATACAATGGTTTTGATGAAGGAAATATCAGTCTGAAAACCTGGGGGGCGATGCAAGAGGTACAGACAACATCAACCTTTATCAGCCCAGGACCGAGAACCTGGAAAACACCTGAACTGGCAAAGTTTGTAGGAGATGATTTATTTAATATTCTGACTGAATGTAAAGCTTGGAGTTCACCAATTCCAGCAGAAGCCCGGCAGGGGTATTGCCATCAGGATCTGTCTGTTGCGCACTCCTGCACCTCAGAGTTGCTGGCACACCTGAAGCAGTATCATGAAATAGATGAATCAACAATACTTGCCATAACCATTGGTCTGGCGGTTAACGAATTCTACCAGAATAAGCAAAATATTCCAGAATGGCTTTCCTGTTTTGAGAATAAGAACAAATGGCCCTGGGACTGCAGGAAGTCAGATACTGAAGATGTGCACAGACTGAGAGAACGACTATCGATAATCGGATGTACAGAATTCGTAAAAAATATGTTTTCAGTCGCCAGTCAGCGTGAAATACAGACAATGTACAATATTTATGTCCATATTTATGCAGCTGAAATCTGTGGTTGGGTAAAAACAAGCATGGCGTATTTTAAACCAACAGATTTCATCCAGTACACATGGAAATTCGCAACAGTTACTCCGGATAAAGATGAAAAAACCGAGAATACGACCGCATGGGAAAGGGATTATTGTCAGATAACCATACAACGAGATGAACTCCTTAGATTGATTCGCACTAATACTCTGCAGGATGCCGCAATTCATCTTTCAGGCTGCCTGCAATATGCATATCTGGAGTCAGTAAAGCATGATATTGACTATCCAGGAATAGCCCCTAATGCTGAAGAAAAGAAAATGAAACACACAGATTCTATTGAATTTTCTGGAATTCGGAATAACATCATAAATGCAGTAAAACGGCTGGAATCATTTGAAAAATGGTATGAAACTAATAAAGTTTTGTTGGTAAGTAATAAAAAAATACGAACAGAGAAGATTGACGTTGTTGTACGACTTGCGGGACTGAAAGCCTATGATTTGCAGGAAGGGGTTCCGGATGGTCTGAAATGGAAAGTTAAAGATGGCATAAATGAACGCATCAAAACCGATACCAGTTTATGCCTGCCTCAGGATATCAGTGATACATCGCTAAACCGTTATCGTCACGCTGTGACGCGCATTGTCAACAACGAAATCGACACATTACTGATGGAACAGAAGAAAAAAATAAAAGATTCCCCTACAGCAAAGATCGACATGCGATCCAACCTTTATGGAGCAAATGTTTGATCGAGCAGTAGAGTACTGAGGGGATAACCGTTCTGTTATCCCCTGTTTATTCTGCCAACTCTCAGGTCTGTCAGAGTTCCAAGAACACGATGCGGCTGGCAAATTATGCGGCTTTTCCATTAACAGATTCGGCCACAAGAACAACACCGTGTTTATTTCGATCAGGATGTTCACTCCAGATTTCTGATTCAGGAATACTTTCCCCGTCATAGCAGATCCGATCGCCATCAAACGGATAATACCGTGCGGAATCAGTATCTAAAATAAACACTTTCAGATTCGTTGAACGACGCGCTATATGCTGCCAGAGAGCTTTACCTCCTTCATATTGCTCGTTATCACTTAATAGTATAACGCCCGCTTTTGTGGCTATCGTTTCATATACAAACGTCGCAAGGCCAACATCACGTACAGCACCATCAACAACAATCCCTTCAATCTGGGCAACGTCCTGCTCTTCCCAGAATTTCCGGACAAACACCCCTTCAAGCTGTGAGCGACGCTGAAGCTCCAGAGTGGCAACAACTTTATGGCGAATATCACCATCAATAACAGAAGGTGCAGCTTCGATTACCGCAGCGAACGGAGTCTTTGGATCCCAGATGATCTGGTAAAGCACGCCCTGAATAGTTACTCCATCCAGTATCGAAAAACGACGAGCTACAGTAGCAGGGGAGTAAGGCATTGGAATGACAGCCATTTTATGGCCTAAAATTTGAAAACATCAGTATCAATACTGACCTCATCAGTCTGAGCATATATTGATAAAGTTTTTATGTTTACACTCAATAAATACCTTACCAAACAACTAATAGCGATGTCTACATTGCCATTCGACATGCTTACAATTTTTGTCAACAAGAAAGTGAATTTATATCAACGGTAAGAAGTAAACACGAGGACACCAAAACCAAATGTACACACTTTTGTGCTTTGTGTCCCCTGTGTGTACCCAAATGACAAACTGCAAGAAAATCTAGGCACACACTTATCTAACTTATTGATTTAAATGGTGCCGATAATAGGAGTCGAACCTACGACCTTCGCATTACGAATTATAAGAATCCGCTTCTAATTCAAAGCATTACCCTATCAACACTGCGCTCACAAGTCCCACCACATCAAAACATGTAAAGCCTTGCAAGCCATTGCTAGGCCTTATGTGTCTCAGTTTTGTCCCACTACGACCCGCATAACCAATAAGAAGATTGCAGTGATGTCAAACGACACAGCAGCCTTCTTTTCCTTCATACTTTCCCCACCCAGCATGCATATCTTCTACCATAACTGTAGTGAATGTCTGTTATGAGCGAAGAGCGGACTTGAGACTATTGTAAATGAAAACCATATAATTTTAACCGGCAGAAACACATGAGTAATTTTAAGGCTAATTAGTTATCTGGGAGATGAGGGGCAAAGCACGATATCGTACACCAATGGAATAACCTTATGATTAATATAAATATAAAAGGCAGAAAGTCTTCCTCAAAATGGCTTGAATCGGGTGCATCTGTCTGCGAAACGATTTTTTAGACGTTTTTATCGCTTTCAGTTCAGTTTTCCCCTCGAATCCAAGTGACAAAGCCGATTTAGTTTTCACACATCCGTACAATGTGCATCCCTCGATGAGCCTTTTCAGGCAAAGTTACGGGGATGCTTGATTCATTTAAACTGAGTTAGTACAACTTAATTAATAATATCATTTATGCTAGAGTTGAATATTCTCCATTTCCTCGGTCGGTGAGTGTTAATTCGCGGCCATTTTCTGTAAATGTAATGGCATCCAGCAGGCTTTTTCCTGTTACAGCTATACCATATCCAAGGTTATCAATCTTTGAACTGTCCTCAGATGATATTGGTATTTGTACAAGCATACCAACAACAAGGCCGTATTTGTTAATTATAGGGCCACCGCTATTCCCCCCCTTAACCCTAGCATTGAATAATAAAAAGTCTTGTGAATCTAAGTAAGAGTGACCAGAACCAACAATTCGCCCCTTTGACAGTCGGACAAACGAATTTATATGCGAAACGTCATATAACTTTAATGCATCAAATCCTGGAATGGGTGGAAATCCTATTGATAAAATTTCATCCAGTACCGAGGCTTTGGTTGAGACCTTAAGTGGTTGAATATTATCTTCATTCGGAATGGTTGTGAAAACTAAAGCGATATCAATACGTTCATCGTTAGATACAAAGATTTTATGTATTGGTAAAGCCTCACCACCAGCTCTAAGTATCCTGATACTCTTCATGTCTTCAATAACATGTCTGGCTGTAAATATCGTGTGGTTATTCCCAACAATAAAACTAGTACCAAGATCATGTGAACCATCACTTTTTTCAACAACAACAGGTAAAACGGAAGGACTAAGGCGGTCTATGATTGACTCAAATCCATCAGCTATAAAATCATACTTTCCATATTTCGCATCTGATTCATTGAAATTCGGTGCGAAATAGCAACGGTCAAAAAGAGTATGTCCTGAAGACAATTCCATTAAAATACCTTCAGTTGCTAGCTTTTCACAATTGCGTATTAACTTCATCATATCGAGAGTATTTTCCCACTCAGGTTTGAGACGGGTCAGGCTCTCAATTGTTTTTCTCTCTTTTACGTTATCGTTTTCCGGTTTGTCATAAAAATATTTCACTATTTCTGTTGGTGTTACATATGTTTTTTTTATAGTCATTTTTGTACCCGCGATGACGTTATTCCATATATTTTTCTTTGTAGAAAATATCACTATTGCTGGTAAATGTTAAGTTCAGTGCTCGCACTAAAGCTGGATGATCAACGTCGCCCTCGTATGGAAATCAGGTAAGATTCATGTCTACTTGGGGTCTAGGGTAGACAGCATAAAAACGTACGATAGCGTTCGATTGGCTCTCACCCCCGCCTATAAACCATGAGGTTGATAGGGTAGTATCGTTAGGCAATAGTATACATGTAAGTATCCAACCTAATTGGTCTTGAGATTTCTAACTAACGTGTCGTTATGTCCGCTTTTGGCACATAGCAGCCCCAGAGACAGTGGTGTAAAGTCATGGAGGGTCGGTGGGAGGATATTCAGTTTCATTCATGCCGAAATACGGTAAAATCTATAATAGATGGAAATCATTCAATACTCGCACTATCGAAAGTCCACCAGCCAGCCACAGCACGTTCTTGCATACAACGTGCCTGCGGTTTTTGAGACCGGTCCGATCATCAAACGAAACATAAAATTAGCTCACACTATGAGGAAAAGTATCTTTTTTTACTATGTAAATTCAAAGGATTAGCCTCATTTACCCGATAGTTTTCTCAACACTACTGGTTGTGAGCCCTTGCAATGTTCATTAATATACGTCTCACAAATAATTCATAGATATTGCAAAATGGATATTACTGAGTTTCCTTCTGGAGTAATTGAACACCTTGGCTGGTATGTATACCGATTGATTGATCCGAGGGACGGAAGCACCTTCTATGTAGGGAAAGGCAAAGGTAACCGCGTATTTGCCCATATGCGCGGTGAAGTGGCAGCGACTGATGATGACGAGTTACTGAGCAACAAGCTAAAGCAAATTAGAGAAATAAGGTTAGCAGGACTTGAGGTTATCCATGTCATCCATCGACACGGAATGACTGATGAAAAGACGGCGTACGAAGTTGAAGCAGCACTTATTGATGCCTACCCTGGGTTAACGAATATCATGAATGGTGCTGGCAGCAATGAATTCGGCGCCGCGCATGTCAAAGAGTTGATAGCAACATATCAACCCGAAACCATAACATTTCATCATAAAGCATTAATGATTTCCGTTAACAGAAGTGCAAAGGATTCAGAGCTTTATGATGCGGTTCGATTTAGCTGGCGCATTAATGTCTCTCGCGCCAGCCAAGCAGAAGTCATTCTTGCTACTGTAAGGGGGATCGTTCGAGGAGTTTTCATTGCTGATAAATGGCTCAAATCAACACGTGAAAATTTCCCTACGATGAAATACTGGGACGAAGATCCTGACTTTGAGGCAACACAAAGTTCTCGCTATGGTTTTGAAGGTCGAGAAGCCCCACCTAAAATAGCAAATCTTTATCTTGGAAAAAAAATACCAGATGAATTAAGAAAAAAAGGAGCTATGTCCCCGGTCCGTTACTCACCTAATTTTTGAGTCTTTAAGTGATAAGCATAAACCGCAGCACGATCTTGCATACGACGAGCCTGCGGTTTCATTTATCTCCGACCGGAAACATCTTATACAGTGTCGATACACCAACATCATAGATGATCGCTACCTTCTGGCGAGGAATTCCTGCTGCAATTAATCGTCCGGCCTGCTCCCATTGTTCTGGTGTAAGTTTGGGGCGACGTCCACCAATTCGTCCCTGTGCGCGAGCAGCTTCCAGTCCAGCTTTTGTTCGTTCAACAATCAGTTCACGCTCCATTTCAGCCAGGGCACCCATCACATGAAAGAAAAAGCGCCCCATTGGGGTACTGGTATCAATTGAATCCGTCAGACTACGAAAGTTGATGCCTCGTTCGCGCAACTCCTCCACCAGCACGACAAGATGCCGCATACTGCGCTCCAGCCGGTCCAGTTTCCAGGCCACCAGCGTGTCACCTGCCGATAATGTCCTGAGCAGTTTTTTCAGTCCCGGCCTTTCGGACTTTGTACCGCTTATCTTGTCTTCAAAAATCAGCTCGCATCCTGCACAGTTCAGCGCATTACGTTGTAGATCTGTGTTCTGGTCATTTGTTGATACACGTACATAGCCAATAAGCATGTTAAATCCCCCTGGTAAAAGCAGGAATGATGCCATTTGCTTGTTATTTCTTCATTTTCATAAACGTTGGTTTGGGAGAAGGTGCTCCAGCTATTGGCGTTCCGTTCTTCTGGCCGTCCGCTGCAATGCCAAATACTGTAATCGACAGCTGGTCCAGTATGGTGTTTTTGAAGTTCAACGGGGCGAAATTTTCTGCCTCTGATTACCCTGTGCTGGCAGAAGTGTTTCCTTCGCTGGTATTACCTGAAGCCCGCGGTGATTTCATTCGTATCTGGGATGACGGGCGAGGTGCCGATGGTGGTCGCGAATTATTAAGCTGGCAGGAAGCTACAAACTTTTCTCAGTTTGCCGGGAATATAGGCGGAGGTGCGGGACACGCAATTAACTTTCATGATGGCATCGCCGGAAATCAGCCAGGGTTTTCACGATTTAATTTCACCAGTAACTCTGTGGGTGATGGTGTGAATTTTGTTGCTGTCAGACCGCGAAATATTGCATTTAACTTTCTTGTGAGGGCTAAATAATGAAACCTGTTTTTGATGAAAATGGGCTGGCGACAGTGCCGGGCGATATGCGTTGTTTTTATTATGATGCAGTAACGAATGAATATACTGGCTGGTCTGATGAATATATTAATACTGGCGTAAGTATGCCCGCCTGTTCCACTGGTATTGACCCGGGCGAATACATTCCGGGGAAAGTGGCAGTATTTACGGGTAAGGGATGGAGCCATGAAGAAGACCACCGCAATGAGACTGTTTACTCAATCGAAAATGGCGCAGCTGTTACAGTGGATTATATCGGTGCCATCAAAGACGGTTATGTCACGCTTTCACCGTTAACGCCATACGATAAATGGGATGGTGAGAAATGGGTGACAGATACTGAGGCACAGCATAGTGCCGCAGTAGACGCAGCAGAAGCACAGCGCCAGTCGCTGATTGATGCTGCAATGGCTTCCATCAGTCTGATTCAACTGAAATTACAGGCCGGACGGAAGCTGACGCAGGCAGAAACAACCCGACTTAACGCCGTGCTGGATTACATTGACGCGGTGACGGTAACAGATACCAGCACCGCGCCGGATGTCATCTGGCCTGAACTGCCGGAGGCGTAGGCCATTCAATATCTGGCGCACCGGAAGTATCGACCAGTTCCAGTGTGTCCAGATAATCCAGCCACAAATTATATTGCGCCAGTTCCTCACCTTTCAGGCGACCAATCGCCGCTTTACCAGGCCATTGCTTACTGTTTATGTATTCGTTGACCTGATTAATCAATTGCTGCTTTTCCAGTTCGGCTGCGGCAATTTGTTCCTCATGAGTTGGCGGTGGAATATCAATCCATGCAGGCATTCCGTCGATGACGCCTCTGTATTTTCCTTCTGGTGCTTCCTTCATAAATTCGGCGGCAACAGTGTCGTCAATTTCGATTCCATCATCGGGCCATTCGCCGGATTCCTGATAAGCGATTTTAAGCTCCACAGGGAAAAACGCATTTTTATCGGCGCTGAAAATATATTTCTGCATTTCTACCGTCCTATCGAAATATAACTGAATCTGTATTGCTGTGAGATATCACTGGTTGCCACATGCCACGCTGAATTACTGATATGTTCAAAATTTACAGACAAAACCTGCGGGGCAGGATTCGACGGGTCTGACTGAACGGCATCAGACATAACACTGACTGAAACCATCGGCTGATTAGGGAATGGTATAGGGAAGTGTCCACTGATAAAGCGGGTCGTGTTTCCTGAAAAAGTGCCAAACTGAACAATATATCCACCTGGTAGCCCGAACCATCCCGAACCAGAAGCGAATGCTCCCATATCCGGTATCTGATTATCTCCTGTGCCCACATCCCTTTTCGCCGCTTCTCCTAAACCAAGGTTTTCGAGAGCCGTTTTCACCGTGCCATCCGATTTGATATCGCCAAACGGATTCTTGCGGCTCAGGTATTCAACAGCAAACCCCGATCCCAGCAATTCAACAAAACCGGGCAGATCACCATTATCAAGCACATCCCGTTGCGTTTTATCACTTACAAACTGGGCCAGAGCTGCAGCAATAAAGCTGGCCTGCCGAATAACCTTATTGACTTGCGCACTGGATGCTTTCCCTGCTGTAAATCCGGATATAAGCGCAGGCAACGCTTCCCATTCCTCCTGCGACATAACATTGGCATTTCGATCAGTTGCAAACGCTTTAAAGTCATTTTTCGCCATCAGAGTAATACTCCCCATGCCCCTACATCAAAACCACTGATGAATTCGTTATCCATATCAAAACCAAAAAATTTAGAGCCTTCCGATGGAGTTTCCACCGAAGGTGTTTCAATGCCCCCCGCCCATACCCCGGCGGCTTTTACTGTTAGATACCCCTGTTTAATTGCCGCAATTAACTCACGCGATACATCTGAAATATCAGTATCAGGAAAGACCCAGACCGATATCGTCATGTCCTGGTTATCGACTATCTGCATTCGCAGCCCGGATCCTGCTGTTGCCGCGTCAAGAATTGCCGGAAGCGAATCATTCCGTCCGTCCCAGTTATTAATCGCAATCTTCGCTTTAAGAATGACACGATAAGTTTCATCGCTGAGATACATGTATCCTGAATCAGGATCGTATGGTCCCTGCCATACCCCCTGATCATATCCAAGCCCGTCGGTATCCCAGCTGAAATAGACACCTGAGATAGGCTGGCTGACAACACGGCTACGTCCGATCCACAATCCAAGAATGTCAAGTTGCACACCAACCGCAGAGTCAATATCAAATGCAGTAATCAGCCCTCTGGTGGCAGCCGCAACATCAATAAGTGGCCGGGTCATCAGATCAACATGCGCAAGAAATTTAGGTTTGGTGGCGTGGTAGTTCGTGATTAGTTCGGTGTATTTGCTCATGACTCCACCGTTATAACGATATTTTCCGGGGTACAGGACGTAGATTCGTTGTATCTGATATCAATGTTTGATGACGACAAAGCCCCCGGGGATTTCCCAATCGTCAGTTCCTGAATATCGTAATAGCGTGCATTCCCGCCACTCACCACGCCAAGATTCGCCGGTGAGTAAATGCGACTTAAAAGGACCGAATCACCAATCATCAGACTATTGATATAGTCGGAAATAGCCTGCTGGATCTGCTGCCCTATCTGTGAGGTATAACCCGTAAAAACTTTTAATTTAATCCGGGCGTAAACAGGCACATCACTGGAACGCGAGAATTTGATTACATGGGGATTGCCGTATTTATCCGGAACCGTAACGGATGTTGTACCGTGAGTGGCTGTCCCCTGGCCTTTATTTCCTCTGATAGCCTGAGCAATATCCGTCACATCACCGCCATCCACAATTACAGCAACAGAGTGTGGCGGTAACCCGTTACCGTCCTCCGAACCAGTATCGTTTTCATAGAGTTTGTGGCGGGTTACACCGGTAACATTAGAAACAGCACCATCCAGTGCTTCAAATGGGGTTATTGATGGCAACGCAACACTTTGCGACTGGCGGATACGTAACTCCGCATCAGTTTCTGCTGGAGTGCCTACAGTAGCTGCAGCAGGATTGGTTACCGAAACCCAGCCACGGGTTGGCGTATTAATTTCAGTGATAGTTCCAGCCAGCGCCGCCACTGCACCACTGACAGAACATTTTGCGGTCACCATCACTGTACCATCCACGCCGACCACCACTGAAGCAGGCAAACGCCATATCACATTATTACTGTCTTTCACGCTGCCATTAATGATGGTTGTTCCGGCAGTTCCTGTAAGAAGCAAATCAACCGTAGAATTCGTCGCGCCTTTACGTGAAATACCATTTATTTTCACGTTACTGGTCAGTGCAGCCCCATAGCCGGTTGCCGGTGAAAAACAGTTGTAGACAGTTATCGCCATATTATTGGCATCATGAATCGCCAGCGCCATCAGAGCCACCATCTGGCCGTCTTTGCTGTCCGGTTCGAGGTAGGCATCACTGCCATAAATCTGCTGAAAATAGCTAATCAGGGTGCTGAGTATCGTCTGATAATCAGGCGCACTGATCCCCTCCGCGGTTACCTTTGCAGATAAACCGAGAGAATCAAGGTTCAGAGCCATTACGCCTCCGATGTAACAGTCGTTATTCCATAGAGAGTGTCGATTTCAGCGGAAAACATGACACGTCGGGTCGTGGTATCCACCGTCGTATTGAAAGAGAGGATTGATTTAACGCCCTGCGTTTCCAGAATGCGTTTTCTGATCGCTAGGTTGTAAGTTTCCGGTTTTTGCCTGCCCAGCACAGACTGGAACCACGGAGTCCCTTCGGTAGTGTCGAGAAACCATTGCCCATACCACAATTCGAATCGCGTTTTCACAGCCTGTGCCACGGCCTCAGGCGAGTTAATCAGCCAGGTGTCATCACCGCTGCCAAAGGTGTAATCGCCATCGGCGTCTTCACGTCTGTATCGCATCAGTTTACCCCGTCGGTACTGCTTCCACCGCGCTGAACACCGCCATGAGTGTGCGTATCATCGATTGGCTTGCCGTTAGCCTTAACGCTCCCCAAGAACTCAACAGCACCAGTGATTTTTGAAGCCACGCCAGAAACAACAGACCCCACCATGCCTCCCATCCAGGTTAACAGGCCATGAATGGTTACTTTCTCAGAAAAATCAGCCAGAGGGGCAACCACATCAAGGCCCCCCGGAGCGACAATTTTAATTTTCCTGGTATCAGGATTAAGCTCAAAATAGGTGCTGCCGTCATCACTACGCAACTGTGTGGCACTGGTATTAATACCGCTAATCTTCCTTGCCTGCGACTGGGGACCGACAATACAAAACGCATCCGATAAATCATGCATTCTGTCATCGACCGGCTCCTGTATCCCGCCACTCTGCCACCAGAAATCAATACAACGATCGGCAAAAATCACCAAACATTCATCACCGGCTTTAACTGGAAACGTTAGCGTACAGCCTCCGCCACGCGGGAATACCACTGGCACATCCACCAGCAATGGGTAATTTTTGGTAATGCGGTTGCCGTCGTTATCAATTTCAACGTAACGGATAGCAGGCTGTACAACCGCCGTCACCGCATCAGGAGCGAATGACTGAACAATGCCAGGCAAGGCGACACGGATCTGGTTCTTTGTTGTTTCCCGTTCAGATTTAAATGTTTCGGCAAGGTCGCCGCTGCGGGTCTGGTCAGATACTGCCATTTAGTAGGCTCCAGAAAGCAAAAAACCCGCCAAGTGGCGGGTTTGAATTTTGAGAAATTTCAGCTTATGCAGTTAACGAGTCATCACCAATCTTCAGTAATTGATTAACGATTGCATCGACCTCTTCCGCATCCAGAATTACACTTCTCGCGGTAATCCGGTTGATTTTCCGCTCAAGCTTGTAATCAGAATTAACACGTTGGGCATGCGTCATTTTCAGTTTAACGCCGATTTTCTTTACTGCGTTAACATCAACATCGTTAAGTGCAGCTGCCTCACCACTACAAAAGGCCGTATAGACTCGCATGTGAACTCCACCTTTTAGTTTTTCACCATCTTGTGTAGCGGTCGGTACCAGATTGTTGGTGATCCGTAAGGCGGAATGGTACATACCATAGTATGCTCGGCTAATAGCATTTCTCGTCCACATCTCACCGTTTAGAGCCAGGGAATGCTTAGCCAATTCAAGAAAACAGGTATGCTCAACCGACATTAGAGTTCCCCGGCTTCAAAGCATCCGACGCATTCTGAATCCGCAAGCCCCGCAATAATAATCTCATCAGCCAAGGCATTATTCATCTGCGAAAGAAGCACTGGATCGTCTGTTTTGACTTCAACGAACAGCGTATCAAGTTCTGACATTACATAAAAAACATGAGCGCCAGCAAGACGAGCGCGGTACTTTTCTGCAACGTTCATCATGAGCCGCCCAATAGTTTTTAGCTCCTGAGCATGATCTTTTTGGGTATGCAGATAATTGAGCGTGTCATACCATTTGCCCATATCTTCAGGGCGCGGTACTTCCATTGCAGTTAGCATCGGCATCACCTTTTCAAGCAAATCGATATCAACCCAGTATGCAGAAATTGTAGCAACCTCAGCCAATATCGTTGGATTAAGTGAATCAGATGCTTTCTGAATCATCACATACTGGCGAGCATGCAAACCTAAGTTACGCAGCGCAATCGTATAGTTACAAAAAGAAACTGGATCGTTAGGCGCTATTCTCAACCCCCGCTCACAGAGTGAACATCCTTCATCTATTTCACCAAGAACAAGCTTAGCTAAGCCTTCAATTGATAGCCCCTGATAACGTTCAGGTAGTTTCTTCGCTTCACGAATGATTCGATGGATTTCAAACTCACTCAGAAGGTTTTCACCCTTAGTTAATGAAGGAGTCAGAAGATCTAACAGTTCTCCTGATTTTGGCTGCGCTAAACTCATGTTTTAGTTATTCCTGGCTTTAATGAAGTAGCATATCGATGGCAATCCACCATCAAAAAGTCAGTGCAGTGTAATCGCTCGTCTCAAAAAACAACAGTTTTTAGAGCACATTTTGTTGTTTTTCAGGCGTTACGAATTTCAGGTTACCTTCACCCAGCCACTTTTTTACAAGGGAAAGATCCTATGATTTTCGGCGCATCCATGCTGTTCTGCAGAAGCTGGACATTCAGGAAAGCTTTTCCGTTACGTTTCACAAACTCAAAGCCGTAATTGTTACCATCACGGGAAGGCATCAGGCCCATGTCCATTTTTATGTTTGAATAGTCACCATCTTTTCCCAGAAATTTTATCTTCTGTGATGTGACAGTTTCACCGTTAATAACAGTCATTCCGTCACCGGTCATCGTGTAGTTGCCGCACTGAATTGCAGCCATCGCCGGAGCAGTAACCATCATAACTAACGCCAAACATAACCGTTTCATTAAAGCCCTCTTTCCCTCGCTGATGAGGAAACAAGATCCGCCGCGCCACGCGCTTCGCACATCATATCCATGTACCACGCCTGGCCCCTTGTATCGCCAGTGTACATAATCCCGCGCACAATATAAACGCCATCCGTTGCGATGCTGGCAGGTTGTGCTGTGGTGCCGCTGAGTGTGATATTTCCGTCCGTGTTCTGGTCGGTGCTCTGCCCACCAGCCATCGCAATATCATTGTTCGACAGCGCGGTGCGGTACACGGAAGCCTGATCCAGCTGAATAAGCCCGTTAACCCGGATGTTCGGATTAATAAGCGCGCGGACGTTTACGCCGTTACCGATAGTCTGCTGCGGCATGCCAATAAGCCCGGTAGCGCTGTTGAGCACAATCGCTTCATGAACATATTCGTTATTCGCCACCATCTGGCGCTGACCGTCCACGAATTGCCATGTTGCGCCACATTGCCCGGCTACGTTATCCATTAGATGCCGCGTCATGCCAAAGAGTACCCGCCCCCGGGGGAATACAGTAGCAGGCATTTCAGGCGTCAGGCCTTCGGTCGCGCCTTTGGCCTCAAAGTCTTTCATCAGCGCACGGTTTACATCAGCGACCGTGTAACCGGCAGCCAGCGTCTGTGAGGTTATACTGGTGGCAAAAGCCAGATCAGTATCGGCTGCCTGAATCAGGACGTAGGAATCAACCGGGCTGTCTTTTCCTGTGACCGAGTAGCGAATTTCACCGCTGAAAATCAGTCCGTAGTTGCGGCCATCACTCTGGCCCACGTCCGCCGCATCAACCTCCCGCACGGTCCCGACATCGCTTGCCGACACCTCCGGCGCGATACCGTCGTAACCCGCAATCAGACGCACTTTCGAAAACTCCTGCCCGGTAATTCGGTTCACAGTATCTGCCGAGAGGTTATAAATTTTGATAGTCCCTACCCGGGACGCGCTGCTGATGTTGAACCAGTCGATCGTAAAGGTGACTTTGAAATCACTTAGCTCAATTCCCTGACCGTTCCCGTCCACAAGCTGCAGCTCGAAATGTCTCATCCAGTTCTGTGTCATGCTTACTCCGTTGATACCAGTAAATGACTGCGCCCGCCCAGGTCAGTTTTCGTGGGATAATCCTGTGTGTTGTCATCGCAGACCACCAACAGCTTAAAACCAAGTCCCATACAGGCGTACTGCGCCAGCAGGTCGGCACCAGTGACGAGAGGAATACCGGAGATTACCGGCTCCCCTCTGTCGTTCTGCAGGTCCATAATCCAGTACAGATCGCGCCATATGATGCTAATCCGCCAGGTAACACCACCTAAGACGATGCTGAACTGCTGGTTGTCCGCTGTCAGCGGAATTTCCTGAATTGTCATTAGCCGCCCCCCAGTAATGACGCCACGTTACCCGTGATGCTTTTCAGCAGTGAAGTATCTGGAGGCTTTGTGGTTTTGTTGCCGCTATTCTGTACCGCCGACGTGCTGGCCCCTTCCTTCATGTTGGTTTTATCCGCGACGGTAATCTGCTGTGTCCGGGAGATAAGGACCTCCCTCAGGGTGAGGACGGCAGACAGGACGTTTTCGGTTGTCTTGTCCGTCGTCACTTCCAGCGCCCGGATCAACATGTTGCTGTACAGTCGTTTACCGGTTACCACATCGAAGGGGATACGGCTTTCCTGCAGATCCAGTAGCTCCTGATACGTCTGCTGAGGACTCAGGCCGAGCAGGCTGGTAGCCGTCAGATTACTGGCAAAATCCAGCAATGCGCCGCCACCGGCGAAACCAACCTCCATCACCACTTCTGACGGTTTTTTATAGGCATGATCAGCGACAGCGGCCCCAACCTCTACCGGATGCTCTGTTATTTCAAGCATATCTGTATGCTTCTCTGAAATAACAACACTGGGAACAATCATTCCTATTTTTCTGCTCTGCTGATGAAAAAGTGTAGAGAGAATATCCACTAACCCACCCTCACCTGATTACTTCGCATGACCTGAGCATTTGCAGACTGTTGCCGACGTGCAACCTCATTACCGACAGCGTGCGGATCTCCGCCACCGTAAATGTGGTAGGTATTTTGCTGGTTAACCTCTGTCACTTTGCCACTAATTCCCGCCACGGCAGCCTTATTAATCAGCTCTCGAGAATAGATATTTCTTCCATTCTCATGCTGGATAATGCTGCTCATCAATGCTGACATGGTTTGCGGATCGCTCATATTCAGGGCAGCCCGGGGATCCACTCCCAGTCGTTGCGATACAGCCCTGATATACGCAGTTGTGTTGTTATTATCAGACGCAGGTGCCCAGGTAGAGATAATTTTCTCCACACTGTTTATTCCCCGTCCGGCGTACAGCATTAACTGACGAGCAAGAGCCCGTAATCCATCAAAGGCAGTTTCAAATCTGGCAAATCGCCCGCCCGGGCGTTCAAGAGAAGCCCCTGCCTGACCAGCAAAATTAAGGTTTCCCGGATTGTTATTCCGTTCTCCTCGTTTCGTAGCCTGTGCATGTTGTTCCGGCTCATCATCACCAAACCAGCCGCGTACCGTCCGGCCCACACTGCGGGGATCAAATCCCCAGTGCTCTTTAATCCAGTCGGCAGTACTGTTAGCGCTGTCTGTAACCATCGGCATCGCTGACGGATTTTCGCTGCCCTGATTAAGTATCTGTTTGCCGATGCTGACGGCATCAGCCCAGCGGCCATCTTTGATAGCGTTGAGCAGGTCGGCGATCATGTTCAGCATTTTGCTGAATTCGCCCATCTGGTCGATGAAGTTGCTGAAATCCCACTTCAGGGACCATGATTTGGGGTCAATATTGAGCAGTTTCGCCAGCGCTTTCACCAGGTCGTTAACGGTCGTTTTAAGGTCACGAACCATCTTCAGCGCGGCATCAACCTCCGGTTTCCACTTGCCCCAGTCAATCAGGCTGTCGCCGCCTTCCTTCCAGGTCTGATAGTCCTCCCACAGGAGGGCAATCCCCGCCGCCAGCGCGGTAATGAGGCCAATCGGCGACATCCAGAACGTACTGTTCAGAATGCGCAGCGCAATCGTCAGTGCGCCAAACAGCGAGATCAACTCCCGCGTTTGCTTATCCAGCGATTGCCACCAGGTGATGAGGCCTGATGTCCCCTCAATCAGTCTGAAGAACAGCCGCCCGATAATATCCCCGAGCGCCAGAATGCCTTTTATGGCTTTCGTCAGGGTCTGCTCGATACGCGGGAAGTTGTCCAGGATATGGCGGCGCAGTGTGTCCAGCGAACCCGCAAGCCCACCCGCAAGATTAGAGCCGATTTTGTCACGGGCCATGCCTGCCATCGCGCCAAACTCACGCAGGGAGGTCATAAATTTGTTGGAGCTTCTGGCCGCCTCGTCAGCATTGAAGCCGATAGCTTTCGCCATTGCGCTGTACTGCCCGGAGAAGCCACCCACACCGCGACGCATAGCCAACAGGGTATTTTCGTCAATGCCCAGCATCTGCGCATACTGGTTAGCACGGTAATACGGCATGTCGCTGAGCTTCTGGCCTACCCCTGTAAAAATAGCGGCCATGTCACGCATGTTACCGCTGGCATCCCGTGTCTGTACCCCCAGACGATTCAGAAATCCCTCCGCCCCGGGATTATTACGAATAAACCGGGAGAGGTTTTCCAGAGAAGATCGCGCAGCGTCCACGCTGCCGCCAACCTGCGAAACCGCATAGCCAATAGACTGAATTCCCTGGACTGTCGCGCCGGTGCGCTGTGACGCCCAGTAAAGATTATCCAGGCCGGAGGCGATCTTAGCCGTGAAGGCCACCACGGACAGCGCCGCTCCTTCGACGGCCAGCCCCATTTTGATGACATTTGCAGTTGTACCGGCGAGGACAGAACCGAATTTTTTCGCTCCTGCATCATCCACACTGAAGCCAAGCGAGACAAGGAAATCTTTAATAGTCTCGGCGTTCATTATCCTCTCTCCATTTCTCAATGCGCCGCTGGTTATCCGCTTTTACCGCCAGATGGTCATTCAAGAGAGCAATGTCGTACAAATCGACAGAGCCATCTTTAAGTGCTGTATAAGGAATTAACCCGGCGTCAACCGGATTGAGAAGGTAGGACAGCCCGTCCGGCAGGCTGTTAAACGTCAGCCCTGTTGCAGGCTCTGCGTCGTGCTGGTAAGGGGTGTAGGCAAAAAATTTCCCAGCGAATCGGCGACCACCCGCGCCACCAGCTGCAGCATGACCAGCAGGTCAATATCATCAAACATCAGTTCGCCCTGGGTAAATACCGGCACCCATCCGTCCATATGACGCCGCGATACCACCGCAAGACAGGGATGAATAATCGCATCGGTGTCATCTTCGGTCAGGGAAGACAGTTCCTCAGCGATACGCGGGAGCATGGTTTCAAACACCGGTTTTAACTGCTCGAATTTCACGGTGTCGATTTTGCCGTCAGCAGGCAAACGGGAGCGAATGCTCCCGAAATCTGACATCATTCCCGCCAGTACCGGCAGAAGTTTGCGGGTCACTTTCAGCTGGTCAAAAACGCTGAGTTTTGCCACGCGATATTTCACGCCTTTGATTTCGAATTCCATGTATTAAAACTCCCCGAGAACCTGGTCAATCTTGCCGCAGTCAAACACCCACGGCATCGTATTACCGGTTTTAGCGTTGGCATTATCCGGTTGTTTCTGGAACGCAACACTGCGTGCCGTGATGATGTCGCCGCTGACCTTGTTGCGGATCACGATAACGTTATTCCCCCATGTGGCAGAAGACTGGCTCTGTGCGTTATACGCCAGCGACAATTTTTTATTTGTCGGTGATGTCTTCAGAAGGTTAACGGTAATCGTCCCGCTTTTATCTGCATGGAGGCTGTGCATCACTTCACCATCAGCACCGATGGTCATGGTGTTTTTAGGACCGCCCATCGCAACCACAATCCCCTCTTCAGAACTTGCAGAACCGTACCCGAGGTCAATCGAACCGGTCGGGCCGGTCAGCGTCGCAGTGACATCCATAAAAGAATAGGTAGACATTCACTTCCCCTTAGCGAACAACGTTAATCTGTACGTCAGCGTAATGAACCGCGCCTGCAAGTTTTATTGCAGCCTGAATCACCGGAGCCTTACGGGCTTCACGTTCTGATTGTGCCTGTTCATCCAGCGGCTGGGCGTATACGTAATAACCTTTGGGCAGTGTGTCACCTGATGACAACTGACCAAGGTCGCCCCCGTTCCATACGCCCGGAGCAATCAGTCCATTCTGAACGGCCTGATCCAGTGATTTTTCAACATTTGATAACAGTCGGGTAATACCGGCTTCAGTCTGGGGAACTTTCGTGGTGCTGGTATAAAGCAGGTTATAGAGGTTGGTCTGCACATAATTCTGTAACCAGTCCAGGCCGTGGCGTTCATCAAAGAAATCGCCGTTAGCCATCACTCCCTGCTGGAGGATAGCCGTATCATTCTGGTAGTACACGAATACATTGCAGTTTTTTGCATCAAGTGCCGATGCCTGGCTGACTGTCAGTGTTTCATACCCGACACCCGGCTCCTGCTTAAACTTGAGCGTAATCGCGGTATTACTGCCATTGAAATTAACCGTGAATACCCGGCCAAATGCAGATAACGCAGCGTATTTATTACCCGATGAATACTGAATAAAACTGCGTGAATATCCGGCGGTTTTCAGTTTTGATGCCAAATCATCGCTGGATGCAGTCTGCAGGCATTTATCATCGCTTGTCGTAATCGCCAGAATACGGCTTACAGAAGAGGATTCGATCGCCGCAGCCACTTTCAGCCAGTCTGCATCCGGAATATCTTCATCGTCTGCAATCCCCAGCCCATACCATGAAGTATAATCGAGCATGGCATTCACAGCCTGCTCCAGCGTCTCAGGCGTGGCCTGTTCGCTGTCACCCTTCGTTTTCACCCAACGACCAACAAAAACCTCCTGAGGTTTCGGTGATTGTGAGAAAAACACCTGCGCAGCCTTATATTCTGGTGATTCCACGCCAAAATCTTTTCCAATATCTTCCGCGGCAGAATAACGGCGAATGCGCTCACTTACCGGAATGATTGTGGACGGGCCGAGAATGAGTAATGCACCAAAATTTCGCCCTGATGCTGCACGCGGCGACATGATCACATCAACATTAACAACGTTTGATACAGGCAAGCCCTGTGCCATAGCTTAATCTCCGAAAAAGATGACTGGTGCTTCCACCAGCGATTTAATACCGTACTCGCGCACAACCTTCCGGCGCAGGCGCACCGTCATATCGTAGCGGCGGACCCATTGCTGATTAATAAATTCAGGGAAGGGGGTCAGACCTGTGTAATCGCCAAGAGACAGCCCCAGCGCATTCAGTGCTGCATTGTTCTGCGGTACAGATATACCGTCACGAAACCGGGACGCATACACCATCCCCGCCGGACCATAAAACGAAGCCATACACTCAATCGTTTCATGCCGCCAGAGCTTAGAGCCATCATCGGTCTGTCTGGTGAATGCCGGACTGTCATCACCTGACCATCCGATACCCAGTTTGATATGCGCATCAACGGCAGCCTGTACCCATTCGGATGGAATCAGGACGCCTTCCGCTGATGCGCTGTAGTTCAGATCAAGTTCCTGTGCCACCACCACCGGATTATCGATTTTCTCGCATTCCCTGCGATACCACTCTTCATCCTTGCGAGGATCATCCCGCCAGTGGAATGTGAATACCGGTATCTTCCCGCCATGACGCTTCTGAGCGAACGGGTTAGCCATGCCGTTAACTGAACTCAGGTCGATACGGCAACGCGTCGTTTGTGACAACGCCGCATCAATCAGCAGAGGACGCTGAAGGAATGCAGCCTCATCAACCAGATAAAGCGTGGTACGGTCACCACGACCAATATTATCGCCAGCCTCGCCTTTGATAACGGCACCAGTTTCAGGAAACTCAACACGCATATATGGCGCGTGCTTCTTCTCACTCCACGAACCGCGAAACTCTACAGGTAGCGTTTCCACGAACTTGCGCGCCTTCCAGAACAATGCTTTCGGGTCACCAGTGCTGTCGACGTATTCCTCTTTACGGGAGCCAAAACCGATAACCATTTCTTTGTTGAAGAGACAAAGCGAGCATGCCAGTCCGATCGCGGTCCAACTGAGCCCCATTTCACGGGATTTTTCGGTAATACCATTCTCCCGATTGCTCCAGCGTTCCATAATCCAGTGGATCCACTCCTCCTGCTTAGGGAAGAGTAAAAACGGAATGGTCACCGGCAGGCCATAATCAATATTACGCGGGTCCGTTGTCATGCCCCAGTCGATGATGAACTGAGCCGGATTGGTTCGGTAAAACTGTTTTAGTGCAGGCAATATTTCAGGATTCTGGCGAATGCGCTGTAGGCGTTCCATCCGCCATTCAAAAACCATCTGGTAATCAGGATGTTTAAAATCGAAGGGGAATGGTAACGGCATACTTAGCCCATCATTTTTCTATACGCTTCTGCAACCTGCTCCGGCGTTAAGTTGGTAATTTCTGTTCTGACTGGTCCTCCGTCAGCACCAGTCACTTCATTTTTGACATTGTCTTTAAACGCCTGAACAGAAACATGACGCCCGAGCAACTCAAGGTTTTTAACCTTATCAGGCCATTTGATTTTCTTCAGAAGTGCGGCGCTATCTGCGGATGCCATCTCCACGACATCCATTCCTGATAACGTTGTGCGCCATACCTTAGGCCAGTCTTTAATGGGTTTTAGCTCACCGTTTTGCAGGAGAATGTCAAGCACATCCATCTGGTCGATTTCAATAAGGCGATTAAGTACATATTCTGCATTAATACCAACAAGATCATTGCGTTGCGCTTTCAGTTCGGCGATTCTTAACTTGATGTCAGGTTTTGACAGGTTTTCGGATGCGGTACGGTTGGCTGTTTTTGCGCTGTACCCCGCCCGAATAGCCGCTTGCGTGGCGTTTAAATCGATGAGGTACTCGCGACAGAACATCTCTTGCTTGTCTGTGAGTGCCATTTTTTCTCAAAGGTGAATTTATGAGCTCATTAACGTTTATCGGATTGTCACAGTTACTTTCTAGGAAAGGTGAGTTATTACAGCAAAATACGAATGATTTATTAGAACGTGTTAACACCGCATGGAATAACAAACGAGACCTTAATAAGCAAATTTCCATAGAGCTAAATGATGGAGAGCTTGAGGTTTCAATTCCACAGCTACGCTTTAAGTGTTTTACAGAAAGTAAGCTTTCACTTCACGAAGGCTCATTAATTGGGGTTATTACTTTTTACACATCGCGAGATGGAAAAAAACAGGAGTTTCATAAAATTTTTCTTGATTGGAACAATTGCATGCATTTTGGGGCGCTTGACTCAACAGCTCCAATAGACATCGACTATACCGAAGATGTTGAGTATCTCTTTATGAACGCTCTAATCGATTCTGCTTATCGAAATAATTTAATCTAATTGATGTTGGTGGTGAACTTTTGCCACCCAGTTAATCACTCTTAGCAGGATATAAGCCATTGTCGAGACCACTCATTGAATGGTCTCTGCAATAACCGATGTCTTTCCATCAGTCCGCCACCACAAAGAATCTTTTTTGCCATAAGGCTGGATGTTCATCTTTCAGTGGCTGCCAGTGTTATTTCCCCACTTACTGGCTTGGGTTGTTTCGCTGTACTGCCGTAACTGGTTGCCCAGAATAAATTCCGGTTTCATTATCAAGCCCACCCGTAGATAGGCTTTGTAATGAACTGGCTCTTATCTCAACGCAGCCCCTTACCGCGCGCCAGATGCTCAACTTCAAGCATCAGCAATGAGATGTTTAATCTGGATTCACTCCAGAAGTGATCACCACCCTGTCTACAGAGCCAGATGTGAAGGATGATGAGTAAAATTATCGCTATCATCGAAGGCATTGCGTCCTGATGTATTCCTGCAAGTAGTTAACCTGCGCGGTTATCCTGTCGATTCCACTTCGGAGACGGTAATAATTGAGTTCAGCATCTGCTGTAAGTCTTGGGCTTTCTCCATCGCCCATGCTGCTGGCTCCGGTCGTTGACTTTGCACAGGTGGCGGCGACTTGCAGGCGCTTACGCCCAGCAGAAACATCAGCACGGAGACTTTCGATAGTCGCGTTAGCATCAGCAAGCTCCTTTGTGTATCTTGCGTCGAGTTCTGCTACATCACGTTGACGCTTCCGCATGTCAGCGATGGTGGCGTTCGCCTTCTCCAGTTCACTGGCCTTGTTATCGCGCTGCTCTTTGTAGGCGATTGCGTTATCACGGTAATGATTAACAGCCAATGACAGGCAGACGATGATGCAGATAACCAGAGCGGAGATAATCGCGGTTACTCTACTCATTGTTGCCCCCACAAACAGACTTCACGCTCAATCTCACGGCGAGTCATCAGCCCTTTCCATTGCTTACCGCCAGCGTATGTCCAGCGCCGTAGCTGATCACATGCGCCTTTGATATCGCCCTGGTTTATTTTGCGAAGAAGCGTCGATGTTCTGAAATTTCCAGCACCAACGTTGTAAACGAACGAGTAAAGAGCGCCGCGCGTTGTTTCCGGTATATCGACTTTGATGTACGGGTTAATTTGTCTGGCGACAGTGGCAAGGTCTTTATTCAGGAGGGCTTTGCATTCTGCTTCGGTATACGTTTTACCGAGCATAATGTCTTTTCCGGTATGCCCGTAACATACAGTCCATACACCAACGATATCTTTATATGGTATGTAGCTGACGCCTTCCAGACCATCGTTACCACTTGGGCCAGTGATTAACACAGATGCTATAGCAATAGCCCCGCCACCAATAGCCGCAGCAACGGCTTTTCGTAATGATGGAGGCATTATTCACCTCTCGCAGCCTTTCTTCTGTCTTCTCTGATTTTGAAGTACAGATTTGTCAGATAGGTGAGAAAGCCCAACACAAGGCTTCCAAGCACCCCAATCGCAGCCCACTGTGATGGACTGACCTGATCCAACCACTGCAAAAACCAGTATCCCGCACTACCAGCGGATGTTCCGTAGGCAATGCCAGTTGAGATTTTGTCCATTGATTTCATAGCAACGCCTCCGCCAGTAACGGATTGCGTAGTTCTTATATTGGGAAGGGAGAAAAAGAAGACCGCAGCATAACTATCACTGATGAATTCAGGACATCCAGTGGCTACGGCTCAGTTATGGTGCTGGTTAACGGACTTGAACCGCTACCCATTCGCTTACAAGGCGACCGCTCTACCATTGGAGCTAAACCAGCATATTTGGCGGGACAGCGTGGACTCGAACCACGATAAGAAGGTTAACAGCCTTCCGTAATGACCTTTATACGACTGACCCAAATAAAAAAAGCCACCGTTGCAACTTAAGAGTCACTAACGGCAGCTTATGCGAATAGTGTTGCTCATTTGCTCAATGATGTCAACACGTTCTATGCTACATGTTTAATTTTCTCTACACGTTTCCGGTTTTTAAACGCACTATCCAGAACCGGGTAAATCATAAACAACGAGGCATTGAGGATTTCGTCAACTTCCCGTCGACAGGTTGCGAGCGATGGTTTTTGAATGCGCCCGCCGCCCCGGCATAACATCTTGCGAGGTCTTGCGACGCGATGATAGTAAGATGCAATGGCGTGCTTGGAAGAGCCGTGGGCGTAGTAGCTGAGGAGGATGCCAAAGGCTTTCTTGTCAATGTACATGACGGAATCGACGACCTGAGAAATCAACATTCCATCATCATCATTACACATTGGCCTTGTCATAACTCTTCCCGGCTCTACGCTCTCCATGAACTTAGCTATTACGCTGCTCATGCGCTTTTCCAGACGACCTGAATAAACCCATGCGCCCCACAGTTCAAGCCAGCCATTCAGCCACTCGTGCTGTTCTTTGGTGAGGTTTAGTTCTCTTATGCCCATGCGCCTTCTCCCTTGTGATCTGGAATGGTTTTTACTGAGAACGTCATGCGGCCTCACTTCTGCTGTTTCGCAGGTCTTTGAGTTTCTGCTGATACTCCGCCTTGATGGCCCTGCACTCTTCGACAGTCCAGCGATGGCGGTTATGGTTTGATTCGATTTCGTCTACTGCTTCCTGCCCGATGCGGCTAATCAGTTCGACGCGATACGGAACGAGATTTCCGCTTTTGTGCTGGTTGCACACCACGCATTGCTTGTGAATATTGCGTTCATCAAATCGGAGTTGAGGTGCCGCAGCAGTTGTCCGGTAATGTCCGGCATCCCACTGAGCAGACGTGAGCGTTCCGCAAGAGATACATGGTAAGTCGCGGTCTCTTTCTCTGATGAAGGCGTTTACGGCTTGTTGGGCTTGTTTAATCCAGTAACTGCGGGGCTTTAAGGCGAGTTTTCTAATCTTAAGTTTATCTTTCTGTTCCTTCCACTGAGAGACTGCTGCATCGCTAATGCCTAACGCTTTAGCTACCGCACGCTGGGTTCCGAAGTGGTCGATAACATCTTTCTTGTACATAGACTCGCTCCGAAATTAAAGAACACTTAAATTATCTATCAAAGGAATCTTAAGTCAAGTTTATTTAAGATGTCTTAACTATGAATACACAACTGATGGGTGAGCGTATTCGCGCTCGCAGAAAAGAACTTAAGATTAGGCAGGCTGCCCTTGGCAAGATGGTTGGCGTGTCTAATGTTGCTATTTCCCAATGGGAGCGTTCTGAAACTGAGCCCAATGGCGAAAACCTATTGGCTTTAGCCAAGGCTTTACAGTGCTCCCCTGATTACTTGTTGAAAGGAGAAGATAGTCTTTCAAACATTGCCTATCACAGCAGGCATGATCCAAGAGGTTCGTATCCTCTAATTAGTTGGGTAAGCGCAGGATGTTGGATGGAAGCTGTAGAGCCATATCATAAGCGTGCAATAGATAACTGGTACGATACAACCGTAGATTGTTCAGAAGATTCGTTTTGGCTGGACGTAAAGGGTGATTCGATGACGGCTCCAGCCGGTCTTAGCATCCCGGAAGGGATGATAATACTAGTCGATCCTGAAGTAGAACCTCGTAATGGGAAGCTGGTAGTGGCAAAGCTCGAAGGAGAAAACGAGGCAACTTTCAAGAAGTTAGTTATTGATGCTGGCAGAAGGTTTCTAAAACCACTTAACCCACAATATCCGATGATTGAGATCAACGGGAACTGCAAAATCATCGGTGTAGTTGTCGATGCAAAAATAGCAAACCTTCCATAAGGGGCATTCGCCCCTTTTTTTCTTTCCTTTAAAAATCAAAGCAAAACTTAAGCTTCGCAACAAAATTTAAGTTTTCTTCAAAAACGCTCTTGACCAATAGTTAAAGAAATCTTAAATTTAAGTCATCGGCAGGACGCTGGTAGCCAAACGGAACAGATTGGCAGGCTCTTTAACATTGATGGGATTGTCCCGCCGAAATGCGGGAACCAAAGAGTAGTTGGCTTTGGGGTGACGTGAAGTGCAGCTGCACGACGGCAACCGGAAGATAAGCACCCGGCGCGTCACCGCCAAAGTCAATCATCGGAGGTCAACATGGCAGTAGTCATTACATATCTGGCTGACGATAACGCCAGAAATCGCCGCAGAGCACGCAGACAGGCTCAACGTGAGCAGGCAATGCAAGAACAGCGACTGGCGCGAAAAATTGCGCTAAAGCTCTCTGGTTGCGTCAGAGCAGACAAAGCAGCATCACTCGGAAGCCTTCGCTGCAAGAAGGCAGATGAATGCAGTGGAAGTATTTGCCTGCCAAACGTAGCCATTTACGCGGCAGGCTACCGGAAATCAAAACAACTGACGGCGAGATGATAAATTAATTTGCTAATTACTTGTTTTTGCCATGCTTATCCTGAGCGATAAGTTCATCCATAAGACTGTCTTTCTTCCCAGCAAACCTAATGTAGCACTCATTTCTATAGCGTTCCGGGATAACAAAACGGTCGATTTCAGGATATCCAGTAGCAGAAGGTACCCGAATAAGAAGCCCTTTTTCGAGCAATGAGATTGCTTCAGGGCTTCCCTTTTCTGTCTTTAGCTGGTTATTAGCGGCTACAGCGAATGCCAAATACGCTCTTTCTCCAAGAGTTAACGAATCAAACAAATCTTGCACGTATTTCTCTTCTTTAGATTTGCGCTTCTGAGCAGCGAATATCTCAATTCTTTCAGTCACAGCGTGATAAGCGGAATTAACAACGCCGTTAAGCACATAGCTAACGCAAAACAACAGGATGTAATACATCCAGTAATGAGGAAGGATTTCTGGATTATGCAGGTTTATCCATTCTTTTACGCTTACAGGCATAACAATAATCAATATGATTAGGATGATTAGCATATGAATCAACTGTTTAAGTGTCATTCCTTGCAGGAAAAAATGCATTAGTTCCTGCCACCATGAGTTGTTCATCGGCGTTTCTCTTTTGCTCTCTGTAGGGGTGAATAGAGTTTATCCGATTTCTCGCTGTAGGGGTACACGAGAACCACCGAGCCTGATGTGGTTAAAAGACAGGCATACTAATAAACACTGCACTGTGTATTCATTCCAACGAGTGAATACACTGAGCAATGTCGCTCGTAACTAAACAGGAGCCGACTTGTTCTGATTATTGGAAATCTTCTTTGCCCTCCAATGTGAGGGCGATTTTTTATCTGTGAGGATATGAATAGATGTCAAACATCAAAAAATACATCATTGATTACGACTGGAAAGCATCAATAGAAATTGAAATCGACCATGACGTAATGACAGAGGAAAAACTTCACCAGATTAATAATTTCTGGTCAGACTCTGAATACCGACTCAATAAACACGGCTCTGTATTAAATGCTGTATTAATCATGCTGGCGCAACATGCTCTGCTTATAGCAATTTCAAGCGACTTAAATGCATATGGTGTTGTGTGTGAGTTCGACTGGAATGATGGAAATGGTCAGGAAGGATGGCCTCCAATGGATGGTAGCGAAGGAATAAGAATTACCGATATCGATACATCAGGAATATTTGATTCAGATGATATGACTATCAAAGCCGCCTGAGCGCGGCGTTACCGCATACCAATAACGCTTCACTCGAGGCGTTTTTCGTTATGTATAAATAAGGAGCACACCATGCAATATGCCATTGCAGGGTGGCCTGTTGCTGGCTGCCCTTCCGAATCTTTACTTGAACGAATCACCCGTAAATTACGTGACGGATGGAAACGCCTTATCGACATACTTAATCAGCCAGGAGTCCCAAAAAATGGATCAAACACTTATGGCTATCCAGACTAAATTCACTATCGCCACTTTTATTGGCGATGAAAAGATGTTTCGTGAGGCCGTCGACGCTTATAAAAAATGGATATTAATACTGAAACTGAGATCAAGCAAAAGCATTCACTAACCCCCTTTCCTGTTTTCCTAATCAGCCCGGCATTTCGCGGGCGATATTTTCACAGCTATTTCAGGAGTTCAGCCATGAACGCTTATTACATTCAGGATCGTCTTGAGGCTCAGAGCTGGACGCGTCACTACCAGCAGATCGCCCGTGAAGAGAAAGAGGCAGAACTGGCAGACGACATGGAAAAAGGCCTGCCCCAGCACCTGTTTGAATCGCTATGCTTCGATCATTTGCAACGCCACGGGGCCAGCAAAAAAGCCATTACCCGTGCGTTTGATGACGATGTTGAGTTTCAGGAGCGCATGGCAGAACACATCCGGTACATGGTTGAAACCATTGCTCACCACCAGGTTGATATTGATTCAGAGGTATAAAACGGATGAGTACAGCACTCGCAACGCTGGCAGGGAAGCTGGCTGAACGTGTCGGCATGGATTCTGTCGACCCACAGGAACTGATCACCACTCTTCGCCAGACGGCATTTAAAGGCGATGCCAGCGATGCGCAGTTCATCGCATTGCTGATCGTCGCCAACCAGTACGGCCTTAATCCGTGGACGAAAGAAATTTACGCCTTTCCTGACAAGCAGAACGGCATCGTTCCGGTGGTGGGCGTTGATGGCTGGTCCCGCATCATCAATGAAAACCAGCAGTTTGATGGCATGGACTTTGAGCAGGACAATGAATCCTGTACATGCCGGATTTACCGCAAGGACCGCAATCATCCGATCTGCGTTACCGAATGGATGGATGAATGCCGCCGCGAACCATTCAAAACCCGCGAAGGCAGAGAAATCACGGGGCCGTGGCAGTCGCATCCCAAACGGATGTTACGGCATAAAGCCATGATTCAGTGTGCCCGTCTCGCCTTCGGATTTGCTGGTATCTATGACAAGGATGAAGCCGAGCGCATTGTCGAAAATACCGCATACACTGCAGAACGTCAGCCGGAACGCGACATCACTCCGGTTAACGATGAAACCATGCAGGAGATTAACACTCTGCTGATCGCCCTGGATAAAACATGGGATGACGACTTATTGCCGCTCTGTTCCCAGATATTTCGCCGCGACATTCGAGCATCGTCAGAACTGACACAAGCCGAAGCAGTGAAAGCTCTTGGATTCCTGAAACAGAAAGCCACTGAGCAGAAGGTGGCAGCATGACACCGGACATTATCCTGCAGCGTACCGGGATCGACGTGAGAGCTGTCGAACAGGGGGATGATGCATGGCACAAATTACGGCTCGGCGTCATCACAGCTTCAGAAGTTCATAACGTAATAGCAAAACCCCGCTCCGGAAAAAAGTGGCCTGACATGAAAATGTCCTACTTCCACACCCTGCTTGCTGAGGTTTGCACCGGTGTGGCTCCGGAAGTTAACGCTAAAGCGCTGGCCTGGGGAAAACAGTACGAGAACGACGCCAGAGCCCTGTTTGAGTTCACTTCCGGCGTGAATGTTACTGAATCACCGATCATCTATCGCGACGAAAGTATGCGTACCGCCTGCTCTCCCGATGGTTTATGCAGTGACGGCAACGGCCTTGAACTGAAATGCCCGTTTACCTCCCGGGATTTCATGAAGTTCCGGCTCGGTGGTTTCGAGGCCATAAAATCGGCTTACATGGCCCAGGTGCAGTACAGCATGTGGGTGGCACGAAAAGATGCCTGGTACTTTGCCAACTATGACCCGCGTATGAAGCGTGAAGGCCTGCATTATGTCGTGGTTGAGCGGGATGAAAAGTACATGGCGAGTTTTGACGAGATGGTGCCGGAGTTCATCGAAAAAATGGACGAGGCACTGGCTGAAATTGGTTTTGTATTTGGGGAGCAATGGCGATGAAGCATCCTCACGATAATATCCGGGTAGGCGCGATCACTTTCGTCTACTCCGTTACAAAGCGAGGCTGGGTATTTCCCGGCCTTTCTGTTACCCAAAATCCCCTGAAAGCACAGCGGCTGGCTGAGGAGATAAATAATAAACGGGGAGCTGTATGCACAAAGCATCTCCTGTTGAGTTAAGAACGAGCATTGAGATGGCACATAGCCTCGCTCAAATTGGAGTCAGGTTTGTGCCAATACCAGTAGAAACAGACGAAGAATTTCATACGTTAGCCGCATCCCTTTCACAAAAGCTGGAAATGATGGTGGCGAAAGCAGAAGCAGATGAGAGAGACCAGGTATGACAACCACTGAATGCATTTTTCTGGCAGCGGGCTTCATATTCTGTGTGCTTATGCTTGCCGACATGGGGCTTGTTCAGTGACACCTCAGCAGGAAAACGCCCTTCGCAGCATTGCCCGTCAGGCTAATTCTGAAATCAAAAAAGCCAGACAGCAGTTTCCGGATAAAAACGTCGATGACATTTGCCGTAGCGTACTGAAGAAGCACCGCGAAACGGTAACGCTGATGGGATTCACACCGACTCATTTAAGTCTGGCAATCGGTATGTTAAACGGCGCCTTTAAGGAACGGTGAACATGAAAAGCAAAATCCTCAGGGAGCTACAGGCTCCTTTTTTATTGTTCGCATTCACCCTCAAGCGTATTAACCAACAATTCAGGGATTAATGGAAGATGGCAGACATCATTGATTCAGCATCAGAAATAGAAGAATTACAGCGCAACACAGCAATAAAAATGCGCCGCCTGAACCACCTGGCTGTATCTGCCACTCATTGTTGTGAGTGTGGTGATCCGATAGATGAACGAAGACGCCTAGCCGTTCAGGGTTGTCGAACTTGCGCCAGTTGCCAGCAAGATCTGGAGCTTATCCGCAAACAAAGGGGGATTAAGTGATGGCTAACCTGCAACTTCCTGTTAAAAGTGAATTTTTCGATGCCATGATTCGCGGAGAGAAAACGGAGGAGTATCGCCTGTGTAATGACTATTGGAATAAGCGAATTATGTTCCGGGAGTATGACCGCCTGATTATCACAAAGGGATATCCGAAGCGCGACGATTCCAGTCGCAGAATTGATGTTCCGTATGACGGATATGAAGTGAAGACAATCACACATCCACACTTTGGCGATAAACCGGTAAAGGTGTTCGCTATAAAGGTGAATATCAGCACTGAATATCAATCCGCACAACACAAGGTCAAGAATGTTCAGAGTGATTTACCCTAACACCTGGTACGTCGACCACCACGGCACTCCCTGCAAAATCCTGCGTTCTACCCACAACAAAGTTCACTACATCCGAAAAGGCAGAACATGTATCGCCAGCATGTTCCGCTTTAATCATGACTTTGAACCTGTGAATAAAGCTGATGCAGATCGGATAGCAGAAGAGATCGAAACGGCAGAACACATTAAGAAGTTACGTGACATGCGTTCAAAAAGCAGAGGTAACCATGGAATCATACAGCCTCACACTCGATGAGGCCTGTCAGTTTCTTAAGATATCCAGACCAACCGCCACCAACTGGATACGAACAGGCCGCCTACAGGCAACACGTAAAGATCCAACCAAGCCAAAATCTCCTTACCTCACAACACGGCAAGCCTGCATTGCGGCGCTTCAGTCTCCGCTGCATACTGTCCAGGTGAGCGCGGGTGATGGCATAACAGAGGAAAGAAAATGTCACTCTTCCGCAGAAGTGAAATATGGTACGCCAGTTTCACATTGCCGAACGGTAAAAGATTTAAACAGTCTCTTGGAACAAAGGACAAAAGGCAGGCGACAGAGCTCCATGACAAGCTAAAGGCTGAAGCATGGCGGGTCAGCAAACTTGGTGAAATACCTGATATGACGTTTGAGGAAGCGTGTGTCAGGTGGCTCGAAGAGAAAGCACATAAGAAATCACTGGACGATGACAAAAGCCGGATCGGATTCTGGCTTCAACATTTCGCAGGGATGCAACTAAGAGACATCACTGAATCAAAAATTTATTCAGCGATGCAGAAAATGACAAACCGGCGTCATGAGGAAAACTGGAAACTCAGGGCAGAAGCATGCAGAAAAAAAGGGAAACCTGTTCCAGAATACACGCCAAAACCAGCGTCCGTTGCAACGAAGGCTACGCATCTTTCATTTATAAAGGCCCTGCTAAGAGCCGCAGAGCGTGAATGGAAAATGCTGGATAAGGCACCAATTATTAAAGTGCCTCAACCAAAGAATAAACGGATCCGCTGGCTGGAGCCCCATGAAGCACAAAGGCTGATTGATGAATGTCCGGAGCCATTAAAGTCTGTTGTTGAATTTGCACTGGCAACAGGCTTAAGACGCTCGAACATCATCAACCTTGAATGGCAACAAATAGATATGCAGCGCCGGGTGGCATGGATAAACCCGGAAGAGAGTAAATCAAACCGCGCAATCGGCGTTGCGCTGAATGATACTGCATGTCGCGTATTGAAAAAACAAATCGGGAATCATCACCGTTGGGTATTTGTGTACAAGGAAAGCTGTACCAAACCAGACGGAACGAAAGCGCCAACAGTAAGGAAGATGCGGTATGACGCAAACACAGCCTGGAAAGCGGCGCTGAGACGGGCTGGTATTGATGATTTCAGATTTCACGACTTGAGACACACCTGGGCAAGTTGGCTGGTTCAAGCCGGAGTCCCGTTGTCAGTGTTACAGGAAATGGGAGGCTGGGAGTCTATCGAAATGGTTCGTCGATATGCTCACCTTGCACCTAATCACCTTACCGAACACGCACGGCAAATAGACTCGATCCTGAACCCATCGGTCCCAAATTTGTCCCAGTCAAAAAATAAGGAAGGTACTAATGATGTGTAACTTATTGATTTAAATGGTGCCGATAATAGGAGTCGAACCTACGACCTTCGCATTACGAATGCGCTGCTCTACCAACTGAGCTATATCGGCCCTGAAAGGACATGTTCACGAACGTGAATCACGGTGGACAAGGTTAAAACTAACCGGGCGATGCGTCAATGGCCTTGTGAATCAAATGGCTACTTTTGCATCACCCGGTTTTATTTACGCACGAATGGTGTAATCACCAATGCCGATCCACTTGTAAGTGGTCAGTGCTTCCAGCCCCATTGGGCCACGCGCGTGGAGTTTTTGTGTGCTTACCGCCACTTCCGCACCCAGACCAAACTGGCCGCCGTCGGTAAAACGCGTAGAGGCGTTAACGTAAACAGCGGACGAATCCACTTCGTTAACAAAACGCTGGGCGTTGCGCATATCGCGGGTCAGGATCGCATCGGAGTGTTGTGTGCCGTGTTCACGAATATGGGCGATGGCATCGTCAAGATCGCTGACGATTTTGACGTTCAAATCTAATGACAGAAACTCATCGTCATACTCTTCGGCTTTAACAGCAACCACCTTCGCAGGGCCTGCCTGCAACTGCGCCAGTGCAGCTGCATCTGCGTGTAATGTCACGCCGCTTTCCGCCATTTGTTTGCTTAATGCGGGCAGGAAGCTATCGGCGATGTTTTTATTCACCAGCAACGTTTCAACCGTATTACATGTGCTCGGACGCTGAGTTTTCGCGTTGACGATCACTTTTAATGCTTCAGCGATCTCTACACTTTCATCAACGTAAATATGGCATACGCCTATACCACCTGTGATCACCGGGATTGTCGACTGTTCACGGCACAGTTTATGCAAACCAGCGCCACCACGCGGGATCAGCATGTCGATGTATTTATCCATACGCAGCATTTCACTGACCAGCGCACGGTCAGGATTATCAATCGCCTGCACGGCACCCGCCGGTAAGCCGCAGGATTTCAGGGCGTCCTGAATCACCGCCACCGTTGCAGCGTTAGTGCGACACGTTTCTTTGCCACCGCGCAGGATCACCGCATTACCGGTTTTCAGGCACAGCGAAGCGACATCAACCGTCACGTTCGGGCGCGCTTCATAAATCACGCCAATAACCCCCAGCGGTACGCGACGACGCTCAAGACGCAGGCCGCTGTCCAGTACGCTGCCATCGATTACCTGCCCCACCGGATCGGCGAGGTTACACACCTGGCGCACATCATCGGCAATGCCTTTCAGCCGTGCGGGCGTCAGTGCCAGACGGTCAAGCATCGCTTCGCCAAGGCCATTGGCACGCGCGTCAGCAACATCCTGGGCGTTAGCGTTGAGGATGATTTCGCTTTGTGCTTCCAGTTCATCGGCGATTTTTTCCAGCACGCGATTTTTTTCGCGGCTGGAGAGTTGCGCTAATTTATACGAGGCTTGCTTCGCGGCAATGCCCATTTGTTCCAGCAT